GGCATTGCAAGGACGCTTTGAGCATGGCAGAATCGTGCTTAACAAGGATGAGGATTGGTCGGAGTTCGTAGACCAGTTGCTGATGTACCCAAGTCAGGGGGTGCATGATGATCTTCCTGATGCGTTGAGTTATATAGATCAGTTGTCTATAACCTCATACTTTGAGGCAGATGATGAAGACGAGTGGACACCCGTGGACATTATTTCTGGAGTATAGATGGCTGTAGAAGACGCATTAGACATATTTGGTGGTGACCCCTTTGGGCGTGACTATTTGTATGGGCTATCTACTGGTCAAGAGAGATTAGGTCTTCAGCCGCCCCCACAAGGTTTGCAATTAGACCCAAGACCTTATGACCAGATGCAAGCAACTCCTAGAGGGTTCACCTCTGGTTTGTTCTCTGATGTTTTTGGTCGTACTCTGAATATGCCATCAATGCCTAGAACGGGTATCCCTGCATTGGATTTGCTGTATATGAACAGGAATCCTGTACTTAATATGATGGGTGTCGGCGATGTCCAGAAGACTGCTGAACGCATCTCCTATGGTCAACCTCTGACCACAGGGTCGGGCATGACATTAAAGCCAAGAGAAGAAGCAGTCTTTGCGGGGATGGCGGTTGCGCCATTTGTGGGTGAGGCTGTGAATCTTGGTGCAAGGGCTGGTCGTGCTGGCGCAAGGATGGTGGGTCAGCGCATAGCTGAAAACGTGGCGATGGGAAGACCCAATCTGCCTAGTATGTTGGCTGAACCAAGGTCATCATTGTTTGCGGTTGAGCCTAGTGCTTTGATGCCAAAGCCTCAAGCACCAGTGTCTGAGTTAGGTTTCTACTCAGCGGCTGAACAAGCGGCACTGAACTTGCCAAGAAATAAAGGTACGGGTCAGTCATTCCTTAATGACCTGATGAAAGCACCTGATGTCAAGAAAGATGAACTGTCTTGGATTGGGTTGGATGACTTCCTGAAAGACAAACCCAATGTCACCAAGCAAGAGGTGCAAGACTTCATTGCAAGCAACAAGATTGATTTGCAAGAGGTGAGGTTGGGTGAGCCATTTATTGAAGACCCTGTAGGTGTTTCCAAGCGTCTGGCAATATTTGATAAGTATGAGCCAGATATACAGGCTTTGTATAAGGAAATGGACAATCCTAGATATAGGTTAGTTAACAGAGGAATGAGCGCAGAAGAATATAACAGAGGTGTTGTTCTGCAAAATAGAGGCTTTAGAGGTGAGCCACTAACAGCACAAGAGCAATCTGAATTAGATGGTATTTTGCAGCGTCTTGATGGAAATACTGTTAAAGAATTTGCTAATGCTGAAGAAGCAAGAAAAGTTTATTTGGCAATGAGTCCAGAAGAAAAACTCCAGCATTCCATTAGACCTGTAAAAAGTTCAACTGAATTGCAACAAGAAATAAATACTCTTCAGCGTACTAGAGATATTGAAGCTGATAAGGCTTATGTAATTCCAGAGCCAGCACCAGCAAAACACTCCCGCTGGCAGCTTGCTGGTGGTGAGAACTATCGTGAGATTTTGCTGAAGATGCCAAATCAATGGGACAAGCCAAGGGCTGCTCAAATTGCAAACGAGGAAAGAATTAAAGCATTGCGTCAAGAGATGCATGGCACTAGCGGGACAAATGAAATTCGCAGTGAGATAAGCAGATTACAAAACGAAAATATAGCTTTACAGAAGCAAATTAGTGAAGCGCCTATTTACAAATCCTCCCATTTTGACGAACCCAACATCCTCGCCCACATACGGGTTAATGACCGTGTTGATGCTGATGGCAAGAAGATGCTTTTGGTTGAGGAGTTGCAATCAGATTGGCATCAGGCTGGTAGGGAAAGTGGGTATGCGCCAAAAAATGCTGAAGCACAACTTGCGGCAAGTAGAGATCGTATGGCAGAGCGATCAAATGAAATTCGCAGAATATCAACCCGCATGGCAGAATTAGATGATAGCCAACTTGATGAATTTAATGCCTTGGCTCAAGAGCGACAGCGCTTGCAAGATTTGCAAGGCGAAGAAACTGAATGGGGAAACAGAATATATGATGCAAAAAATTCTGGTGTCCCAGACGCACCTTTCAAAGACACTTGGTATCAACTCTCCTTAAAGCGGATATTGAAGTATGCCGCTGACAATGGGTATGAAAGAGTTGGACTGACCACTGGCAAGCAACAGATAGATAGGTTCTCCAATGAGTTACGTCAGAATGTTGATGAGATTACATTTCAAACTGGTCTAAAGCTAACTCCTAGTGAAGCTGCTGAACTTCAAGCATTGCGTCAACAACAAACGTATATGACTGGCACAGAAAGAGCAAGGTACGAGTATTTATCTAGCAACGAAGGTGAATATGTTGGTAAGGGTGAAACAAAGATTAAAGCCTTTAAAGGGTCTAAGCCAACATTTTCAGGAACTGTAAAAGACGGTAAGTTTATTGATGGTCAAGCCCAAGGTAAAACGGTAGAAGAAGTCTTAGGTAAAACAATGGCAAAGCAGATTGCAGAAAAGCAAACTGGAGTGCTTAAAGGCGACAACCTGACTGTTGGCGGCGAGGGAATGAAGGCTTACTATGATGAGATTTACCCCAAGTTTTTAGAAAAGTATGGCAAGAAATGGGATGCTGGAGTTGGCGAGACAAGAATTGAGACAAAAAAATCAACATCAGTAAAAGGTGGAGTTTATAACTATAAAACTTCAAGCGAAACTGAACCCATCCGCTACATTGACATTACGCCTAAAATGAAAGAAGGCGTTAAAAAGGGTCAGCCATTGGCGGCTGCGGAGCAAACACCTGAGATGCTTGCATCTGGCGGTCTTGACTATGCTGACCCTTTTAGGAATCCACTGTTAGAAAGTTCAATTGGATAAATTATGGCAACAGATAAAGAAGTCAAACTTGAACAAAACGAATTTTATGAGCCTACTGAGGCTGATAAAGAACTGACCGATTTCATCACTAGCCACTGCGACAAGTGGCGTGATTATCGAGACACTAACTTCCTGCCCTCCTACCTAGAGTACGAGCGCATCTTTCGTGGTCAATGGGCGTCTGAAGACAAAACCCGTGAGTCTGAACGCAGCCGAATCGTAACTCCTGCGACTCAGCAAGCAGTCGAGACTCGTCACGCTGAGATCATGGAAGCTATCTTTGGTCAAGGTGACTTCTTTGATATTGAAGACAATATCCAAGATGTAAACGGCAACCCCATTGATGTTGAGATGATTAAGGCTCAACTCACTGAGGATTTTAAGAAGGACAAAATCAGAAAAGCTATCGACCAGATCGAATTGATGGCTGAAATCTATGGGACAGGCATTGGCGAGATTGTTGTCAAGACTGAAACTGAGTATGTCCCCTCGACTCGACCTATTCCTAATCAACAAGGTCAGGCAGCTATTGGCGTGATGGAACGAGACAGGATTGCTGTCAAGATCATGCCTGTTAATCCTAAGAACTTCTTGTTTGACCCTAACGGCACAAGCATTGATGACTGTATGGGCGTGGCTATTGAAAAATACGTTTCAATTCATAAGGTTGTGCAGGGTATTGAGCGTGGAATCTACCGTAAGGTGAACATTGGTACTGCCAGTGAAGACACTGACCTTGAGCCTACCCAAGAGGTATCACAGTATCAGGATGAGAAGGTTCTTTTGTTGACCTACTACGGGTTAGTTCCCCGTGAGTTTCTTGAGAACATGAAAGAGAACAAGGATATTGTTGAATTGTTCCCTGAAAATTCAGCGGCAGAAGACTATACCGACATGGTTGAAGCCATTGTCGTGATTGCCAATGATGGAATGCTCTTAAAAGCTGAAGAAAATCCATACATGATGAAAGACAGGCCAGTTCTGTCTTACCAAGACGATACTGTGCCAAATCGCTTGCTTGGTCGTGGTACGGTGGAAAAAGCATTCAATATGCAAAAGGCCATTGATGCTCAGACCCGTAGCCACTTGGATTCACTAGCACTGAGTACCTCTCCCATGATGGCGATGGATGCAACTCGCTTGCCTCGTGGTATGAAGTTCGAGGTAAAGCCCGGAAAAGCTATTCTGGTCAATGGTTCTCCTAGCGAGATTCTCTTTCCATTCAAGTTTGGACAGACTGACCCAAACAACCTTGCAACTGCCAAAGACTTTGAGCGAATGTTGCTACAAGCGACAGGAACTCTAGACTCTAACGGCATGATTTCTCAATCTAGTCGTGATGGTGGCGGTATGTCGATGGCGGTTGCCTCCATCATCAAGAAATACAAGCGTACATTGGTCAATTTCCAAGAAGATTTCTTGATTCCATTTATTAAGAAGGCTGCTTTCAGGTTTATGCAGTTCGATCCAGAGCGTTATCCCTCTGTTGACATGAACTTCATCCCTACTGCAACCCTTGGCATCATTGCACGGGAGTATGAGCAACAGCAATTCATTAGTTTGTTGCAGACTCTTGGCCCACAAACCCCTGTTTTGCCGATTATTCTCAAGGGAATCGTGGCTAACTCTAGCTTGAGTAACAGATTTGAGATGATGGCGGCATTGGATCAGATGATGCAGCCTGATCCACAAGCTCAACAGATGCAACAGGCACAACAACAGTTGGCTATGCAAGCGGCACAGGCTCAGATTGCTGTTCAGACTACTCAGGCAGAACAAAACAGGGCTGAAGCACAGAAATTGATGGTTGAGACTCAGTTAATGCCTCAAGAAATACAGGCTAAAAACATGGCGGCAACCACCAAAAACTTGCCAAATCAAGACGATTTAGCCTCAAAAGAGTTTGATAAACGGGTCAAGATTGCTGAGTTAATGCTTAAAGAGTCTGACATTAAGAACAAAGCAAAAATTGTTGAGTTGCAGATGGCAGACAAGCAGAATCAAAGCGTAAAAGACAATGAGTTTTTGAAGAGCGTCATTGGTGATTAATGGACTTTAAAAAAATCATCTTGTCAGATGCGTCAGCAGAGGCGAAAGTTTCTGCTATTGCACTTTTACTTGACAAAGAATTACCTAAACTGGTTGATAAGGTTGAGACGGTTAAGAAACTCAAGGGTGAGCAAGGGGATCGTGGTCGTCAAGGCGATAAAGGTGATGCTGGTAAAAACGGCAAAGACGGCAAAGATGGTCGTGATGGCAAGGACGGTACTTCTGGTAAGAATGGTCAGGATGGAACTGATGGCGTTTCAGTTGTAAATGCCAAGATTGACTTTGACGATACCCTAGTCTTAACCTTATCTAACAAGAAAGAGATCAATGTTGGTGAGGTTAAGGGTGAAAAAGGTGAAAAGGGTGAAAGAGGTGCTGCTGGTCTAAGTGGCGCAATCTTTCAGAACTATGGCGCATTTTCTGACTATCAAGACCAGACTGCTACAGCTAACACCGCCACTGCATTACTGGTTAGGCAGACTGATTACAGCAAAAATGTCACTGTAATTAGCAATAGTAGGATCACTTTTACAGAAATTGGCAAGTACAACATCCAGTGGTCTGGACAATTTAGAAATACTGACACCCAAGAGCATGATGTAAATATCTGGTTGAGTTATAACGGCGTTAATGTTGCTGGAAGTACAGGTCTTGTTGGTGTTCCATCATCTCATGGTGGCTTATCTGGACATACTCTCCCATCTTGGAACTACATTATTGATGTAGCTAAAAATGGAGACTATTACGAGTTTTACTGGTCTACCGCATCTACTCAAGTCACTATTGCCACTATTGCCGCACAGATAAATCCAACTAGACCATCCACTGCATCAGTCATAATAACTGCTCAACACATAGGATTTTGATGACTCCTGAACTACAAAAGTACTACGAAGACCGTTTTTCCATGATGTCTATGGACGGTTGGAAAGAATTGATTATTGATATTGACAATATGATAGAGTCACTCAATAATATAAGCGTTATTCCTGATGAAAAGACCTTGATGTTTAAAAAAGGTGAACTTTCCATCTTGACTTGGCTAAAAACCTTGGAAGAGGTCAGCGAACAAGCGTATGAGGAATTGAATGAAAAGAATGTTTGATTTTGCCTGTGCAAACGGGCATAAAACTGAAAGACTTGTTAATTATGAGTTAACGAGTTTTCGATGTGAGTGCGGAGAAACAGCCAACCGTACTCTATCTGCTCCAAACTTCAAACTAGAAGGGTGGTCTGGTTCTTTTCCGTCAGAGCATGGGAAGTTCGAGAAAAAACACCTAGATCAGTTGAAGTGGGAGCAAAAGCACAACTCATAAACAGAAATGTCGAGTTGAATGTCCTAGAACCGATAACGGCAGGAAAAAGGTAAAAATATGTTGATTGACAATGAAGATGAGTCGCTAAGTGAGTTAGATGTAGTCGAGCAAAAGAAGCAACTACCTGAAGCAGCACCACTGACTGAGATGCCTGAGAAATACAGGCAGAAATCTCTTGAAGAAGTGGTCAAAATGCACCAAGAAGCTGAGAAGTTGATTGGAAAGCAAGCGCAGGAAGTTGGGGAAGTGCGAAAGCTGGCAGATGAACTTATAAAGCAAAACCTCTCCTCAAAACAGCAACCTATTGAGAAAGAGCCTGAAGTAGATTTTTTTGAGAATCCACAAGAGGCAGTTCGCAGGACTGTTGACAACCATCCCGATGTACTTGCCGCTAGACAAGCTGGTCAAGATTTCAAAAAGATGCAGATTCAACAAAAGCTGGCGCAAGAGCATCCTGATTTCGGTCAGATTGCTCAAGATGCAGACTTTGTGAATTGGGTGAAATCTTCACCTATTCGCCTTGGTTTGTATGCAAAAGCTGATGGTGAGTTTGATTACGACAGTGCAAACGAATTGTTGAGTACCTATAAACAATTGCGTGGCGTTAAGACAAGACAGACTACAGAAGCAGGGGAAACTCAGCGCAAGTCTAGCCTTAAAGCAGCGGGTGTTGATGTAGGTGGAAGTGGGGAGTCTGGAAAAAGAGTCTATCGTAGGGCTGATCTAATTCGGCTGAAGATGACTGACCCAGATCGTTATGAGGCGTTAAGCGGAGAAATCATGCAAGCGTATCAAGACGGACGGGTTAGATAATTTAACTTATCGTTTTTTGGAGATTTAACATGGCAACATCATTTTCCCCCACAAACTCAGTTACGGTAACAACCGCTGAAAAATTCATCCCAGAAATTTGGTCAGATGAAATCGTTGCGGCTTACAAGAAAAACCTCGTTTTAGCTAACTTGGTTATGAAGATGAACTTTAAAGGTAAGAAGGGTGATGTAGTTCACATCCCTGCACCTACGCGGGGTTCTGCTTCTGCAAAAGCCGCTGAAACAGCAGTCACTTTGATTGCTGCTACAGAGTCTGAAGTTCAAGTGTCAATCAACAAGCATTATGAATATTCACGTTTGATTGAGGATATTGTCGAAGCCCAAGCCCTGAACAGCTTGCGTAACTTCTACACTTCCGATGCTGGTTATGCCTTGGCTAAACAAGTCGATACCGACTTGGTTCAGTTAGGTCGTTCAACCAATGGCGGTGCTGGTACAAACGTGTATGCAACTGGTGCATTTATCGGTGGAGATGGTACTACTGCTTATGTTGCCGCAAGCAACAATGAGTCAGCATTGACCGATGCCGCTATTCGCCGCACTATTCAGCGTCTTGACGACACTGATACGCCAATGGATCAGCGTTTCTTCTTGATTCCTCCCTCAAGCCGCAACACATTGATGGGTCTGGCTCGTTACACTGAACAAGCCTTTGTTGGTGGTACTAACAGTACTATCCGCACTGGTGAGATCGGTAACCTGTACGGCATCCCTGTGTTTGTTTCAAGTAATGCTGATACAGGTTCAGGTACTAATAATCCACGAGTTTGTTTGATGGGTCACCGTGATTCAATGGTGCTGGTTGAGCAAGTTGCTCTGCGTTCACAAGTTCAGTACAAGCAAGAGTATCTTGCTAATCTGTTCACATCTGACACTCTGTATGGTGTTCAGATTCTTCGTGCCGCAGCAAGCACTGGTGCGGCTAAGTCTGCATCTATGTTCGCTCTCTTAGTTCCTGCCTAATTGCAGTTGCGCCCCCTGCCCTAGTGGTGGGGGGACTTTTTAAACCTTAATTAGGAGAAATCAAAATGGCAACAGCAAGTGCAGTTGTAACACGCAGAGGCAATGACAGTTTTCGGGGTTTGTTCTCCGATACTTGGTCAGTTGTTTGTACCTTAAATGCTGGTTCATTAGTCGATGGTGCTGGTGAAACAGATGATGTAACAGTTCCCGGCGTCGCCTTGGGTGACATGGTTCTTGGTACATCTTTGGCTGTGGATTTGGTGGGTTTGACAGTTACTGGCTATGTCAGTGCTGCCAATACCGTCAAGTTCCGCATCCAAAACGAATCAGGTTCAACAGTGGACTTGGCATCAGCCACTATGGATATAGTTATTGTCCGCATGTTGTAAAGATAGGGGGGCTAGTCCCCCCTTTCTCATTTAAAGGGTTTTATGGCTACTTTTCGCTGTCTTCAATCAAATAACACTGTAACTTTCACATATCAACATGATATTGATTCTATGAAGGGTCATCAGGGATATGTGAGGATAGACGAGCCAGAAGTAACCACAGAATCTGTAGAATCAGAGACTAGAACAGATACCGCATTTGCGCCTGTGATTCCAACATTTAAGCGTATGGGAAGACCCCGAAAGGTAGCAAATGTCTGAGATAGATGCTCGTGATTTTGGTCGGTTAGAGGCTCAGGTTGAGGCTTTGCATGGTCAGGTAACTCAATTGAGTACTGATGTAAAAGCCTTACTTGAACTTGCCAACAAAGGCAAAGGTGGATTTTGGGTGGGTATGACTATCGCTTCATTCATGGGCGGCATCATTACCTTTATTGCTGATCGTATCTGGAAATAAGGAGAACATTATGTACGGGAAAATGATGGGTGGTAAGGCCAAAGAAACTGCAAGCAAAGGCAAGAAAAAGGGCGTTCCTGTGACCATTATGGTTGCGGTCGGTAAGCCAAAGATGCCAATGCCTATGCGTGGCGGTCGGACTGCAACTAACATGATGAAAAAATCGGGGAGAGGTAAATGAGTTCATTATCAGGTGCAAAAACGCTTTTAAGTGCTGTTGTTGCAACAGGTGCATCTCAATCTGTTCAAGCAGATGCTGGTCAACCCGCATTTTTGCAAGTTTCAGGTATTACAACAGCAACTGTTGCATTCCAAGGCAGCTTGGATGGAACAACCTTTGCCACAATTGGTACTGCCTTGACTGCTGATGGCATTGTCACTATAGCCAATGCTCCCAAGTATTTGCGAGCAAATTGCACTGCTTACACCTCTGGAACTATCACGGCAAAAGTGTTGTATTGACATGAAAAAGACTAAAGCACAAGCCAAGATCAGCAAGGTCATGAAAGAGTTTGGTGCGGGTAAATTGACTTCCAATAAAAAGGTTGTCAAAGACCCAAAGCAAGCAATGGCTATTGCCTTATCCGAAGCTGGTAAGGCTAAGAAGAAATGAAAACCAAATCTAAGGTCAATCAAGCAGGGGTATACACCAAGCCCACCATGCGAAAAGCCTTGTTTGAGAAGATTAAAGCAGGGACATCAGGGGGCGACCCGGGCGAGTGGTCAGCAAGAAAAGCACAATTGCTTGCCAAAGAGTACAAAGCCAAAGGCGGGGGTTACAAGACATGAGCAAATCAGCAACGCACTATTTGCCTGATGGCAAGATTTACAAGGGTAAATTGCACAAAGCTGGAGGTGTATTGATGACAGGTGCAAAACATACTCCTGAGAGCAAGGTCTTGACGCACACACCACCTCAAGCCAAAGGCTAAGAAGTGAAAGACCCCCAGCAATCTCTCAAAGATTGGGGTAAGCAGAAGTGGCGTACCAAGTCAGGTAAACCATCGTCTGAGACAGGCGAGAGGTATTTGCCAGAGGCTGCAATCAAGTCTTTGAGTTCTGCTGAGTATGCGGCAACCACTAAAGCCAAGCGCAAGGGTACTGCGGCTGGTAAACAGTTTGTAAAGCAACCTAAAAAGATTGCAAAGAAAACGGCTAGTTACAGATGAGGTAAAAGATGAAATCACCTACTTGGCAAACAAAAGCTGGTCAAAATCCCAAAGGGGGGTTGAATGCCAAGGGCAGAGCATCTTATAATGCGGAAACTGGCGGCAACTTGAAAGCACCAGTAAAGTCGGGGGATAACCCTCGCAGGGCAAGTTTCTTGGCTCGTATGGCTGGTAACAGCGGTGCAGAGTACAGGGATGGTGAACCAACAAGACTGCTTCTTTCGCTTAAGGCATGGGGTGCTAATTCCAAGGCTGACGCAAAGGCAAAAGCTAAAGCTATATCCGACAGGAACAAAGCAAAGGCTGGAAGCAGATGACTTATCTTGAACTTGTAAACGATGTACTCGTAAGGTTGCGTGAACCTACTGTATCTACAGTTATACAAACTGCATATTCCACTTTAGTTGGAAAATTTGTCAATGACGCAAAACGTCAGATTGAAGATGCGTTTTCTTGGAATGTTTTAGGTCAAACAATCACAGTCACTACTGCGGCATCTACAGCATCTTATTCTTTGACGGGTGCTGGTCAGAAGTTTCAAGTAATGGATGTAATCAACACCACAAGCAATGTTGGCCTTACAAACATCAGCTTTGTGGACATGAACCGCAAGCTAAACTTTACGCCACTGGTCAACTCAATTCCTACTGAATTTGCTTTTGATGGGGTTGATGCCAGCTACGACACCAAGGTAAATCTTTATCCAATCCCTGATGGCGCATACACAATCAAGTTTGCTTTGACAGTTCCACAAGCTACGTTGTCATCAGATGCAACTGTTGTCTCTATTGCTGACACTCTAGTTGCTCAGAATGCTTATGCTCGTGCATTGGTAGAACGTGGTGAAGATGGTGGTCTATCTTCATCTGAGGCTTATTTGTTGTACAAAGCTATGTTGGCTGATTACATTGCATTGGAAGGCACTCGCTATCCTGAAAATCAAGAGTTTGTTGCAACATGAGTCAAGAAATCCAAGTTTCATCAGTATCAGCCCCCGGCTTTTTTGGGTTGAATACACAAGACTCTCCACTTGACTTACAGAGTGGATATGCCTTGGTTGCGACTAATTGCGTGATTGACCAGTATGGTCGTATTGGTTGTAGAAAAGGTTGGACAAAAGTCAATTCATCCACAGGAACTCTTGGCTCTAACGATATTGGTGTAATACATGAACTTATTGAAGCAGATGGAACTCTGACTGTTTTGTTGGCTGGAAACAATAAATTATTCAAACTTGATGGTTCTAATGCACTTGTTGAATTGACCTATGGGGGCGGGGGTACAGCACCAACGATTACCGCAAGCAATTGGCAATGTGCGTCATTAAATAGCATTGCTTATTTCTTTCAGTCTGGTCATAACGCACTGATTTATGACCCCGCTGTATCTACCACTACATTCCGCAGAGTCTCTGAAAAGACGGGTTATGTAGGGACTGTGCCAGATGCAAATAATGTAATCTCTGGTTATGGTCGTTTGTGGGCGGCTACAACTACAACAAACAATGCAACTATCTTTTTCAGTGACTTAATTTCAGGCCATGTTTGGTCAACAGGTAGTGCTGGTAGCTTAAACATCAATAATGTTTGGCCTAATGGTGCTGATGAGATTACGGGTATAGCAGCGCATAACGGATTCTTGTTCATCTTTGGTAAGCGTCAGATTGTTATTTATTCTGGTGCTACTACGCCGTCTTCAATGGTTCTTAGTGATACTGTTGAGGGTATTGGATGTATTGCTAGAGACAGTATTCAAACAACTAGCACTGATGTTATTTTCTTGTCAAACAGCGGGATTAGATCATTAATGAGAACTATTCAAGAGAAGTCAGCACCAGAGCGTGACTTGTCTAGAAATGTGCGTGATGACTTGATGACTACATTGTCAGGCGAGACAATGGCAAATATCAAGTCTGTATATTCCGAAAGAGAAGCATTTTACTTGATAACAGCCCCTATTGTTAAGCAAGTATTTTGTTTTGATACTAGAAAGTCTCTTGCTGATGGTTCGTATAGAGCAACAATATGGGATTCTATTGAGCCGAAATCATTTCTATCTAGGCGCAACGGCGATTTGTTGATTGGTAAAACTGGATATGTTGCTAAATTTTTTGGCTATCTTGATGATACAAGTACCTATCAATTTGCCTACTACACAAATCACGCTGATTTAGGAAACCAATCTCAAACATCAATCATAAAAAAGATCAGTGCTATTGTTATTGGTGGTAGCAATCAATTTGTAACCATCAAGTGGGGATATGATTTTTTAACAAATTATCAATCGCAAAACATATTAATTCCAGCACAAGGTGTTTCTGAGTATGGAATAGCAGAATATGGAGCAAATGCCACTATAGTTGCTTATTATTCAGAAGGAGTTGCTTTGCAGACATTGATGGCAAATGGCTCTGGCTCTGGCAAAATTGTTCAAACTGGATATGAAACAACTGTTAATTCATCTCAATTATCAATTCAGAAGATTGAAATTCAGACAAAACAAGGCAGAATGTCTTAAAGGAATGCCATGACAAATTACACTAAATCAACCAACTTTGCGACTAAGGACACTTTAACCTCTGGTGATCCATTAAAGATTGTCAAGGGTACTGAAATCAATACTGAGTTTGACAATATTCAAACTGCTGTTAACTCTAAGGCGGATACTGCATCTCCTACCTTTACAGGTACTGTTGCGTTACCCACATCAAATATTACGGGCAACATTACAGTTTCAGGTACTGCCGCCATTACTGGAGTAGCAACTTTTTCTTCTGATCCATTGTTTAATTCAACTGGTGCTGTATTGTTGTCTAAGGGTACAACTGGTCAACGACCTGCAAGTTCGTTTTCAGGTCAGATCAGATTTAATACAACTACGTCACAATTTGAAGGTTATAACGGCACAGCATGGTCATCTGTAGGTGGTGGTGGGGCTACTGGTACATCTGGCAATGACATCTTTTACGAGAACTCAAAGACAGTAACTATGGGGTACTCAATAACGGCTGGTAAAAATGCTATGGCTACTGGCCCTATTACCATTGCGGCTAACTTTACTGGTACAGGTGCTATTTCAGGCACTACGCTAACAATCACAGGTTCAACTGGTTCTGGTGTTTTGGTAGTTGGTTCTATCATCAGTGGAACTGGCGTAACTGCTGGAACATTCATTAGTGCATTTGGAACTGGTACAGGCACTACAGGAACTTATACTGTTTCAGTTTCACAGACTGTCTCTAGTACCGCAATCACAACATCAACTGCTGTCACTGTTCCTAGTGGTAGTCGTTGGGTAATTTTGTAAAAGGGAATATATGAGTTCACTTGTCATCTCAGGAGACACCAGCGGGGCTGTAACACTTGCTGCCCCTGCTGTTGCGGGTACAAACACGCTGACTTTGCTTGCAGCCACTGCGACTAGTTCTGTCAATATCTTGGGTACTGCTGTTGCGTCTACATCAGGCGTTTCAATTGACTTCACTTCGTTGCCAAGTTGGGTGAAGCGGATTACGGTAATGTTTAATGGGGTTTCTCTTAGTGCAACATCTCATCCTTTAATACAAGTAGGCGCAGGTTCTGTAACATCATCTGGGTACGTATCTACAGGAAATGCTATTACCCAAGCAAGCACAACAGGTGGGCTTTCAAGCACTGCTGGTTTTGTAATTGGTGTAGGTGTTGCTGCTAGTGCTTTTTCTGGTCACATGATTTTAACGAACATAAGTGGAAACATATGGGTGTCTTCTCATATCGGGTTAAATTCAACAACTAACGTGTGCTGTGGTGGAGGTAATGTATCTATTGGCGGTACTTTAGATCGTATTCGCATCACAACAGTCAGCGGAACAGACACCTTCGATGCTGGTTCAGTCAACATTCTTTACGAAGGATAACCATGTCAATACTTGTTTTAACTTCTGACACGCTATCAAGTCCTGCCGCCGCAGGGCAGATTGAATACACAAGCCCCATCTTTGCGGCTACACCTATCGGCACACAGCGAGGCATTGTTCCGACTCAACAGTATTACAGACTTGATACTGCATTTGTAGGGTCTAACGTAGCCACAGCACAAAGCATATTCAATGTTGGCTGTACGTTGTCTGCAAGCACTGTGTACGAGTTTGAAATAGTTTCTGCTTTTAGCAAAACCGCTGGTACAACGTCACACACATTTGCTACTAATTTTGGCGGCACGGCTACTTTAAACAATATTGCTTATCACAACATTGGAAAATCAAATGCAACCAGTTTAGTGACCATCAGCACAAGTGATACCGTTCAAGTATTTGGTCAAACAGCATCAGCAGTCGTTATCACTGGCGCAATTTCTACTGCCACATTTACTATGATAGTGGTCATGAAAGGCACAGTATCAGTCAACGCTGGCGGCACATTCATTCCGCAATACACACTGTCTGCCGCACCAGGCGGTGCTTACTCAACACAAATTGGCAGCTACATCCGAATCAATCCGCTTTCCGCATCTGGCGCAGCGACTAACGTTGGAACTTGGAGTTAATCATGGCAATGACTTTAGATGGATCAGCAAGCGTCACGATCAACTCTGGCGTAATTCTTGGCATTACCTCTGGCACTGCGGTGGCTTCTACATCAGGTGCAACCATTGACTTTACTTCTATCCCTGCTTGGGTAAAGCGTTTGACGGTGTTGTTTAGCGGAGTAAGTACAAGCGGAACAAACAGTTTACTAATTCAACTAGGAAGTTCTGGTAGCGTAGAAACTACAAGCTATATTTCTGTTAACGCTTATTGTGGAGCTACAAATGCTGCTGGTGGAGTTACATCAACCGCAGGTTTTATTATTTTTAGTAACGCATCGGCAAATTTATTTTATGGACACGCTACATTTACATTAAGTGGCTCTAATCTTTGGATAGGTTCTTATTTGTTTGGGGTAAATAACGCAAGTACATATTATTCATTTCAAGGCGGCGGCAACAAAACAACTTCTGCGGCATTAGATCGTGTCCGCATTACAACGGTCGGTGGCACTGACACCTTTGATGCCGGAACCGTAAATATCATGTATGAAGGATAAAAAATGACACACAGAACAGTAGTTAATTGCGAAACAGGCGTAGTCTCTCAAGTTGAGTACACCGCTGAAGAACAGGCAGTGCATGATGCGGCAGTAGCGGCACAAGCATTGGCAGAGGCGGCAGCCATTCAACAAGAACAACAACAGACTACGTGAAGATTCCAGTAATTTACAACAATCATTACATTGTCTTCTTGGAAAATGATTGTGGGTTCACCTTTATTCATTGTGATTGCGTAAGGTGGACAAAGGAAGTAAAGAAAGAATTTTTGAGTGATTTGAAAAAGTTGTTTGAGATACATAGAAATGATGTTTATGCAATACATGAGATTGATGATGTAAAGCATAAGAAATTTTTAGGTATTGTTGGATTTGAGTATCTGAAAGATTTTGTTGGGTCAGATGCAAAATTAAGGCAAATATTTATTAGGAGAACGTAATGGGATTAGGAGCAGCAGCAGTATTAGGAGGTTTTTCACTATTAGGTGGCGCAATGCAGGGTCGATCTGCGGAGAGAGCCGCAGGAACTTCTGCCCAAGCACAACTTGAAGCGGCACGAATTGCAGCAGATGCGGCAAAGTTTCGTCCTGTTGGCATCACTACCCGTTACGGTACATCTAACTTTCAGACTGATGCAAAAGGTAATGTAATTGGGGCTGGTTACGATGTCAGTCCTGAGTTAAGGGCTTACCAAGACCGTCTACAGGCTCTTACAGGCGGTGCATTGACTCAGGCTGAGATGGCGCAGCAACAGTATGCTCCGCTTCAACAAAGCGCACAAGGATTGTTTGGATTAGGTCAGCAGTATCTTGCACAGTCTCCTGAACAGGTTGCGGCTCAATATATGCAACAGCAACAGGACTTGCTTGCTCCTAGCCGTGAGCGATCAATGGCTCAATTGCAGAATCAGTTGTATCAGCAAGGTCGTGGTGGTTTGTCTGTTGGTGCTACAGGTATGCGTCCTAGCGGTGCGGCTGGCTTTGGTGCTGCCTCTCCTGAGATGGAAGCGTACTACAACGCTATGGCTCAACAAGATGCTCAGTTGGCTGCTAATGCTCAATCTGAGGGACAACGAAATGTTGCGTTTGGTGCTGGACTGCTTGGTAGTGGTTCTCAGTTGATGAGTCAGTATCAAGCTGGTCAAGTCGGTGCATTGAACCCGTTTACAACGTATTTGGGCGGTGGACAAGCTATTGAGCAGATGGGACAACAACCTTTGACCTTGGGTGCTGGCTTGGGTGGTCAAGCGGCTGCTTATGGTGCTAATGTTGGCAAATCATTGCTTGAAGGTGGTATGGGTGCGGCATTGACTCAACAACGAGCCAACGAATACAACCCATTTGCTACTGCTTTAAGTGGTCTTGCAAATAATCAGCAATTTGGTCAAGGTGTTTCAAATTATTTTAATAGACCGCCACAATATAACCCAAGTTGGGGTCAAACAACATATATGGGAACTCCGCAATATACACCACAACAATTCCAACAACAGCAAGCCTCTGCTTTTGGCAGTGGTAATGCAGGATTTGATTAAAGGAAAAAATCATGGCTGAAACAAACAATATTCAATCAAAACCAGAAGATTTTATTCAAAATGGAATGGAATTTACATATGTATGGAATCCCCGTATAGTAACTGATGAAGGACAAGGTTCTTGGACTATTCAACCTAAAGAAAAACTTGTTTTCACACCAGAACGACCTCCGCTTCGTTTGTTTAATGATTTGTCAATATCAACAAATAGCGGTGCAGCACCAGCACCAGAGGCTGCACCAGCACAAGCACAAGCACTAGCACCAGAACGACTATTATCTGGACAGAGTGATCTTACTTTTCCTAATTTAACACTTGATACAAGATATGATGCACCAGCAGCAGCATCAGCATCAGCATCAATTATTCCGGGAATGTTTCCTGAAGTAGAAGCCATGCAACGTGCTTTGTACCAACAAAAGCAAAATGAAGCAATGCAAGCACAGGCAATGCAATTTGCACGGCTATCTCCCATGGAACGGGCGCAATACAGCCTGTATATGGGTGGTCAACAGTTGGGTGGTGCTATTGGCAGTGCTTTGGGTGGTAAAGACCCACAGTTGCAGATGATTAGTTTGCAAAATCAAATGCTTGGCATGATTAACCCGAATAAGCCTGAGACTTATGACAGGGCAATTAGTCTTGCCTTGCAAACTGGTGACAGGAATACTGCATCAATTCTCAATGATGAGAAGAAGAATGCTCAGGTAAGGAAGACTGAGAATCTTCAGTTAGGGTTGCAGAAATTGGCTCAAACTCTTTACAAGCCTGATGGTTCTATTGATGAAAATGTATACGCTACATTGCAAAGTTATGGAGCAGTTGGGCAAGCAGTTATTGACCAGCAAGCCAAAGGATTCCAAGGCTTACAAACTCAAAAGGCTCAATCACTTGGAAGACGGTTGTTTAATGAAGATGGCACTATTAATCAAGAAATTCAAAGACAACTTCAATCAAGTCCTGAAGGTATTAAAGTTCTAAAAGAATTTACCCCTGAACGAGTAACAATGAAAGAAGGCGAAATAATGTATTCTGTTCCAACAACAGTTGGAGGAAAATTTACGCCAATTCTTTCTGGTGATAAGAAGCCTGAACCATTTACGGGTGAAATGGCTAATGCTGCAAACCTACTTTTTCAAACAACAGACCCTGCAAAAATATTTACTAAAAATGGTCAGTCTGGACTTGATGCAGTAGCTAGAAAAGCAGAAGAAATTTCAATAGCAAAAAGACCTGTTACAAGTGTCACTATATCAAATAATCAACAAAAAGGGTTTGGAGATGAGTTGACTACTATAACAACTGGAAATATTAGAGCAGGAAGAGCAGCAGTTCCTGCCATTAGTTCCATAAAAAATATGCAAGTACTTTTAGATGAAGGTGTAAAAACTGGATTTGGTCAATCTACTGTATTGCAACTTGGGAAAGCTGGACAATTTTTTAATCCTGATTTCAACATAAGAGGATTAGCTGGAACAGAAGCATTTGATGCTTTCTCAACTAATGTGATATTACCGCAAGCTAAACAATTGGGTACTAACCCAACAGATAAAGATTTGGCATTTGTTGAACGTGGCGCACCTACCTTATCTAAAACAGTTGCTGGCAACAAATTAATTCTTTCTGCACTTGAATTAAAACTTGAGCGAGAAAAAGATTTGTCCAGATTTACAAATGATTGGATAGCTAAAAACAATAAATTGACTGTCAATGATCCAGTGAATGCATACACAAAATGGAATACTGATGTTGATACTTATATGCAAAGTAGCCCGTTATATGCGCCATCCTCTGAAAAATTAAGAGAACAATTCAATGCACTTTCAAATACGGCAAGATCAGGAAACCCAGAAGCAAAGAAAGCTGTTCGTGATAGTGGATTAGTTAACCCATAAAGGAAAAGAAAATGGCTTCTCTTAAAGAACAAATTTTAGACTTGCGTGACGAATTGTTGATTGCCAAAGATGAGGGGAAGTTAACTCCTGATGGTCAAAAAATGCTAGACCAACTTGAAACAAAAAGTTGGTCAACGCAAGGCTTTGGTCAATTTATGCAAGGATTGACAGCTAATTTTTCTGACAGTGTAATTGGATCAATTAAATCATATTTAAGCCCTGCTCCAGCCGCAATTGCAAAACAGGTTGGTATGGCTACGCCAGATCAACCACCACCATCACCATCAGATGTTGGTGTTGCAATGGAAAGAATTGGTTTAGAAGAATACAGCAAAGAGTCCCCTGTTAAATCAGTTGCGGCTAATATTGTTGGCGCAGCGACTCCATCATTACTTCTTAAGAAACCAGTAGGTCAAACATTACCTACTCAAATTGGCTTAACTTCCGCTTCTGGCTTTACTTCTGGAATAGGAGAATCTGAAGCAGAGTTATTTAGCCCTGAATCAATGAAGTCAGGCGGCACAGGTACTGTATTGTCATTGGGTATGTTGCCCATAGCAAAAGGTATCAAAATGGGGTCTGGTGCTGTTTATCGTGGAATCGTAAAATCTATATTTGACAACCCTCAGAAACTTGGAACTGATGAGGCGAGATCACTTATAAAGCAAGCATTAGTTGCAGATGTTGGTGGTATTGATGAAGCTATTAAGTACGTTTTAGACCGTCAAGGTAAGACCAAACCTTATGCTTTAGCTGATATAGGCGCAAATACTAGGGCATATTTAGATGCGGCTAATACCATACCAAGCGTTGGGAAAACAATTGCTAAAAATTTCATAGAAGAAAGAGATAAGGGAATATTATCAAGGTTGACAACAGACTTACAAGTTGCTTTTGGCTCAAAAGCCGCATTCTTTGATGAGTTCAATGCCCTTAAACAAGCACGATCTCAACTTGGTGGCGCACTTTATGATAGAGCATTAAAAAAAGATATTCCCGTTACTTCTGAGTTAGTTTCTTTAATGGATAGACCTAGTGTCAAAAATGCTTTTGTAAGAGCGCAAGAACTAGCCGAAGAACAAGGGGTTAAATTACCTGATGTAAAAGTAGTAAATGGAAAACTTGTTACATCAGATGGCAACTCAGTTACAAATATAAACACAACTTTTTTGCATTATGTAAAAATGGCTTTGGATGATGGTATTAATGTTGGTAAAAATACATCTAGTGGAATTGGCTCAACTCAACTTAATGCATTTAAAGATACTAGATCAAAGTTTCTTGCTTTGTTAGATTCTTCAAATACTACATATAAAAATGCAAGGCGTGTATGGAGTGGTGATTCAGCAGTAATGGATGCTATGGAAGATGGTCGGACAGTCTTCAACAAAACCCCTAAAGATGTTGACATATTGCTAAATGATATGAAGACAATGACTAAATCAGAACTTGAGGGATTGCGTCTTGGGACTATGCAAAATCTTTTAGACAGAATCGGTGGAGCGCAAGTTGCTGATACGGTTGTAGGTGCAACTGGAAATCCAGCGTTGAAGATCATCAATAACCCAAAGAATTTGAGAATTATTCGTGAGACTTTTCCTAAAGATGAAGCTGGAGACAAATCTTTTGGTCTATTCATTAAAAACTTGAAAACTGAAGTGGAGATGAAAAGCACTTCAAAGCAAGTTTTACAGGGGTCACAAACTGCCGAAAGAACTCAAGCAATTCAAGATGTTCGTGCTGGTGGTCAGGCTATGCGAGAAATGCCTGTTATGAGTGTTCAAGGAATTTTGACTAGAGCATTGCAAAGAGATTATGCAAATCTTGGAGATGAACAAACTCGTGCTGTAGCCGCTGAAATGACCCGTATTTTGACAACAACTGAGCCAAAGAAATTACAAAAAATCGCAAAAGAATTGGCTGGTCGAAGTGTTTATGACGTAATTAGCAAGGATATTCCAGAACTTCTTCCGGCATTAGGTCGTTCTCTTTTAGGCTCATATTCTGTGGGTGTTGGCGGTGGAAGTTTAGCCCCATCAGTAGGTACAGCCACAGGTTTGTTTTCAACCCAGTAGGAGACTGAAATTGATCCAATCACGTTATGCCTCATGGCGGCTGGTCTGGTCTCAAAAATTCAACAATCTGTTGATTTGTATAAATCAGTGCGGGAGCAGTTTGTCCAAATCAAGCAAACTGGTGAGCAAGTCGTTGAGGTATATAAGGAAGTTACTGGATTTTGGAGTAAATTCAGTAAACTCTTTGGTGCTAAACCAAAGCCTCAAGTTGCAAAGCCTGTGGCTAAGGCTAAGAAATCAGGTTATATCGATGTTAATGAGACTCAAGTCAAAATAGATATCGTAAATTCCCTCACAGAATTCTTTAAGATTCAGGAGCAGTTAGCGGCACATATTAGAGAGGAAGAAGAAAAAAGTCTGACAATCTACGATCCTGACCAGAACCACATGGAAGCGGCCTTGAAGAGAGTGATGGCAGCTCAAGAAATGGAAAGATTGGTTGTTCAAATTCGTGAATGCCTCGTATATTCTGCCCCTCCGGAGATGGGTGCTTTGTACAGTTCAGTTAACAGCATGAGAGAGAAAATTGAAGAGGAGCAAACTCAGGCGAGATTGAAGCAAGAGGCAATAAAGAGGCAGGAACTATGGCAACGCAAACAGGAAGAAAGAAACTTCCAGCTAAAACTAGCGTACCTAGCAGCGACTACTATATTCCTCCTCTACCTGTGGGCGTGGTTACTGTTCGTAAGTCAGTGGAGGAAGACATAGTGGCTTGGATAGCGTGTTGCGTATTGATTGCCTTGTTGTTGCCACTGATGGGGTTTCTTTATCTTGACATCTTAGAAGCTAAGAATGAGGTCAAGTCTGAGGTGGAGAAGGTCGAGAAAATGCGGCAAAAGATTGAGCAAAAAGAAAGGGAGAAAAGCAAATGAGAATATTATTCTTGATGGCATTGGTACTGTTGACGGGCTGTGAAGACCGTTTTAGGTACGCTTGCCAAGACCCTCAGAATTGGCAAAATGCTGAGTGCAAGCCCCCTATTTGTACCGCTACAGGTACTTGTCCAGAGCAACTCGTTAAACCCGAACAGGAGAAAAAGTAATGCCTACCATTGGATACAAACCAAACAACCGAATGACTGCTGAAGAAATTGAAGTCAGAATTTGGGCAATCGTAATATTTGCTTTGACCCTGATTCTTCTTGGATCAGTTGCTATGTTCTTGTATAGCGTTTCATTCGTAACGCAACCAATGTCAGGTATGGCGGCAATTGACAAGGTTTACACACAACAAATCAATACCATCATGGTGTTTATTACTGGTGTTCTTGGTGGTGTAGCTGGTCGTTCTGCTGTCAAGGCAGTAGCCAATGCCAGTGCCAAAGCAGAAGTCATTGACAATGATGAGCCGCCTAAACCATGAGTTTGTTTAATCCTTATGTAATTCTTGGCATCGTCTTAGCGGTGCTGAGTGCCTTTGGAAGTGGGTATTGGAAAGGCTCAGAGGATGAGATTACTCGTCAGCAACTTGAGATTGCCAAACTCAATGCTGAGGCTAGGCAGAAAGAACAAATCCTAGTCTCAGCAATCCAAACCCAATCCACTAAACTTCAGAAAGCAAATCAAGATGCCAAACTTGCTAAACAAAAGCGTGATTCTGACATTGACTCTGGTACTTTCAAGTTGCGGATTCCTGTCAAAGCAACCAACTGCCCCGTACAAGTGTCCGACACCACCACCCCTGCCAGCGGAGATAGTTCAGGAGAAGCAAGAGCCGAACTTAGTCCAGAGATTGGAAAAACTCTTTTCGCAATAGCGGAAGAGGGAGACAAAGCTATTGTTAAGCTAAATGCTTGTGTGGATGCTTACAATTCTGTTTACGAAACCTTAAAAGGAAAACCATGAACCTCTCAGCCAATTTCACCCTCAAAGAACTGACAAAGTCAGACACTGCCACTCGTTTGGGTCTAGACAACACGCCTGATGAAGCAACCATTGAGAATCTCAAAGCATTGTGTGAGAACGTCTTACAGCCTGTTAGAGAGCATTTCGGTAAGTCTGTTACCGTGAACTCTGCCTATCGTAGTCCTGAAAGTAATGCTGCTGTGAATGGATCGAAGTCCTCAGACCATTGCAAGGGCATGGCGGCAGATATTGAGATTGCTGGCATTGCCAATGCTGACCTTGCACAGTGGATCATGGACAACTTGGACTACACACAGTTGATCTTAGAGTTCTACACGCAAGGCGTACCTGATTCTGGTTGGGTTCATGTTAGCTACGACCCCAACAACCTGAAGAATCAAGAACTCACAGCCGTCAAGGTTGCGGGTAAGACTCAGTATTTGAATGGACTACAGGCTTAATCTGAGTCGGCATAGCCGTTCTTGTCCTTGAGTTTGGCTTGCGCCCACGCAACGCCTTGGTCAAAGGTATCGGGCATATCTTCAATTTCTTTCCAATCTTCATCAGTCAGCCCAACCCATGTGCGCTGTGATTGCTCTGCATCTTTCATCGCTTCTTTAAAGTCAGCCACAAAATCCATTGCTTGCAAGCCATACTCCTTAAGAATATTCTCAACAGCAGGAAACCAATCTGGTGGCTCTGTGCGCTGTGCTAAGGCTTTAGCGGCTACCAGTTTGGCAAAGGCTTCAAATTCTTCTATAAAACCGCCTTGAAATCCAAAGCTGTCAATTCTTATGCCAGCAAATCTTGCCATCTCAATGATTTCATCTTGGGTCATTTCTTCATTCCCCTTACAAAAACTGCAAAACTGTCTGTTGTATCTGGCGGGAATGCCGCCTTGAACCTCGTCTGAATCTCTGTTGCCACTTCCTCAATCACCATATTGCGATATGGGTTTAGCTCAACATCAACTAGTTTCAGTTCCTCAATTTGTCGTTTTCGATTCAATGATTCGGACATTGTTTCCCCCAAGTTCTTGAATTCTTTTGCTAAGACGCATGATGCGTTGCTTGTTGTAGTCCACAATAGCTTGCGAATACTCTACTGAAGTCTCTGCTTGCAGCTTGGCAAGTTGTGCCTCAGTCAGTTCCTTTTCCACCATCTCGACAGGTGTCTTTGCCCTGAGTAAATCCTTGACGTACTGAATCGTGAGTTGCCGCCAGTTCATGCCTTTTTCCTTTTTGTAGTTTCTTTAAATCTTCCGGCTTTGCGAAAGATGGTCAGCATAGACTTATATAAGACACCGAATCTGTTGGCAATCTCTAGCTTTGTGAACCCCTGTTCATACAAGCTAAATGCTCTACGCTCGTCAATGGTGGGTAACTTCCTACCAGACCCTACTCTTACACCGCCTTTCATTTGCGTCCCCTATGAGTAAATAGCAATCCTCTTTTGATCTTTGAGTTGGCGCAACTGTAAGTTTTTGCCCCTACATCTCTGACCCACTTCTTGCAATCTGGACAAATCACTCTTGTTTGCTTTCTCTTAGAAGCCAGAAAACAAATGCTACGCAAACTGCTATTCCCAAGGCGAATGCTAATGTCGCTATTAGCACGAAATTTATTATTGTTTCCAACATGAGTTTTCTCCCTTGAATCAAAGTAAAAGAGTGAGCCAGCACAAAGCAAAGCCAAGATGACTTTGTTCAAGTGGCTCATTTGGCTGCTGCAATCAGTTCTAACTCAGCATCCTTGAGTTGGCCTTTTAGAATCTCGACTTCCTGCTCAAGTCTCAAAATCTTATTCTCTAGCCTTTTGCGACTCATAGTTTCCGCATGAATCCAACCCAACAAGGATGCCTCATCAGCTACCTTTTCGATCAGTTGAATGATGTCGTTACGGGTCATGAAACCACCAAGAATGTTTTTTGGGGGTGCAATCTTGGTAACCAATTCTTTGAGTTCTTTATGCATACTCATGCTGTCTCTCCTTGTGGTTGTGTATTCCATGCTGATTGCAAGGCGGTGAAGTTCATGGGTGCAATGGTGACGGTGGACAGGAACAGACCCTTACCATGCGTTCTACGCCCCCAATCATCTGTTGCCTTGACGTTCTTCAAGTCACCCTTTTTGACGGCGTTGTAGACACTGTGAGGCTTGAATTCAGCCTCTTCTAACTCGTCCATTGAACGAGGTTCTTGGCAAAAGTCTTGTAGGGGTGTCATTTCACTAACTCCTTTGCAATCTCAATCAGGAAAGGGATAGACAGGATCAAGCCGATTACTGTGGCTTGAAAGGTTTCTTTAAGCGTCATCATCATTCTCCTCACATAGTTCACAGGTTGGGTGGTCGGGGTCACGGCAATCGGGGTGGTTGAGCAACTGGTTGTTGTAGCGTCTGAGGTACATGACTTCAAGACGTATCTCGTTTGCTTCTGATTCTTCAATTTGGTACATGGTTTTCCTTAAAGTTGGGGGTCTATGCCCCCTTGGGTTTACTTGCGTTCTACAGTGCCAACCAATTCGCCATCCATAATTAAAAACAAAATGTGTTTGGCAATGTTGAGTGTTTGGCGGCTGCGGTCTTGGGCGCAACCAGCAATCAATTCTTGAGCATCAGACATCAGGCCAGCCACAACCATGTTTGCGCCTGTGAATTGGTATGTGATGGATTCTTTGACAGATTCCACATAAGCATCAATATCAGCGACTCCATACATATTGATGTTGCGTTCTTCTTGAGCAGTTGTTTGTGTTGCGTTTGTCATTTGAAATCTCCTTAGGGTTGCGTTGTTGATGTAGTGAATCATATACCGATTAACTACCTTGTCAACTACCCTGTAACTAATCCCCCACAATTAACTCAACTATTAAATCACAAAGGGCTTGACCAATCAATTAAAAGTCTCTAGACTCCCCTGCACTATGAACACACAAACTATGCAAACCATTGAAAACATTAAGGAA